AGTAATACTATCATCTATATCAAGACCATCGCCACCACTATCGTAAAGAGTATTACTATAAATAGAGCCATCAAAGGCATATCTTACGTGAAAAGCATCTCCTGTGTTTCCGTAAACAAGATTATTGTAGATTATTTCCGAACCCCACTCCATATCCACACCAATTTCAGAAGATGTAATAATCTGGTTGGCATAAACAGAAGTTCCTATTCCTTTGCCTACATAATTACGCACATTACCATCAAGAATGTTGTGATAAACCAAAGCGGAATCTATTGTTCCCCCAATGTAAACACCCTCATCGCATCCACCAATAGTATTCTCATAAATCTGTAATCCTGCAACGGTTATTCTTTCCCAATATCCAGAATAAGATAAAACATTAAGCAGGCTCCCATCTTCTTTTGTTTTTAAATAATCACTCAGGTCACTCATATCAGCAGTAGCAAACTCGTTCCCTGTTCCTGCATCTGTAACCTTGTGATAATAAAGATGTAAGGCCGTTCCTCTGGTAATAGCCAAATCAATTTGTGTCTCGACATTCGCTAAAGTATCATGTGTATAGGCTCTTACCCAAAACCTATCATCATTTAAGCCATCTATGTGTGAATTAAAATCCCAAGCCATTGTAGTTCGAGCAAGAACGTGATTACCTTTTGCCACCGCAATGCTCGTGGCATCATAAGACCCTTGAGGATATGCTAAAAACTTAGCATCGGTAGAGTATCCCAACCCAACCAGCCAATCATACGTAGTATTAATTTGTGTTTCCTGTGTTGCCTGGGACTCCCCTGACAATGCGTCTCCCGATTCTGTGTGATTCGCTATATCCCATCCAGCAGCCTTAAGGGTAGCCAAATCAGCAGCACTAAGCCAATCGGGATTTCCGGTAGTGACAGCATTATGGGGCACAAAACTTGTTGCAACTTGCCCGTTTGCAGTAAGTAGTGGTTCAACCTTATCTAAGTCTGAATAATTGGCATCATCAAAACCAAGAAGGACGACCGCAGTGGGTTTATTGTCTATTATTCTCAATTCATCAAAAGTAATAGAGCAATCGTCCTCTGTTCCATCGTTTATGTTTATTCGGAAATGAGTAATGGGGTTAGCAAAATTTCCTCCGCCAACAGCCGTAAAATCAGAAGCCGCTAATGTTATTCTTAACCACCCATAAGTTACATCGCTGAACAACTGCCCAACTATTCTATCAGCAGAATGTAATCTAACCGAAAAATCAGAGGCCTGCCCAAAAGCAATGTTAATTTTGCGGGTATTAATTTCAGACCCCACATACATAGCAAGTGTAATGGCATCCATATTTGATAGATCCCAATTCACAACCTTTAGCATGGTAACGCCAAAGGCATTCATGCCTGTTCCAGTCAAAGTTACAGCTTGAGAACCGGTCAAGTAATCAGTTGTGTTATCAGCAATAGAAACGCCCTGTCCAGAAGTAGTCCAGTCGGAATCATTCTCAAAATCTTCTACCAATTTTCCATCTTCTGTCCAGTTGGCATTTATACCTCGTCTTGCAGTGGAGATTTCGATGCCTTTAATAGAAATGTAGTCCTGACCATTAAGAAAAATTCCGTCTCTTGTACAAGATTCAACGGTATAGCCAGATGGGTTATCATCTCCTGTTGTTTGAATATATAAAGTGGTGTTAGCAATATCATAAAACCATGTGCCGGTAGCTAAATCGCCCTGCGTAGGCACTTCTGTTAACTTGCTGTCATCTTCAAGGATATAATATGGGAAAGAGGATATACCGGATTTTGTAAATTTTGTAGCTGACGATACTTCAATAGTCGCCATCACTCCAACACCATCATCTAAACTACCTTGTACACCGGATGACCCCGGAAATGTACCGGTATATGCTTCGGCATCATAGTCACGATGCACTGTGCCTGCCGCAACATTACGTCCATAATAAACAGTAGTGTCAGACCAGATTGCAATCCAATATGTGGTCGATGACGTAAGGGTTGCGCCAGATGTAACAGTTAAGGTATTCCAATCACCATTTGCAAGACTCGTTATTTGTGCGCTCGTAGTGTTGGCTATAAGCGTCCCGGCAGCATCGCCACTGTCAGTGTACAAAGCGGCTTTCATCTGGATACCCGCATTGGTGTTATAGGAGTAAACTTTAAAACTTTGTAATACACCTCCTGCTGTTGTAGTTGCTTTATAGTAATAGATATAGTCGCCAGCACTGTCAGAAGATGCCGTTTCTTCCGAATCCCCAAAATCTTCATTTCCCGTTACTGCTGACCAGCTACTAATAACATCAGACCCATTAATAACCGGGCTGTCGCCACTTTCGGGTTGATATGCAATAAGACTTCCCAAACTGCCGCTTGAAGGTATGTCCATCTGGTCACGATAAATGCCACCGTCATCAGCCATATTAAGAATGTCACCAGCACTGAAGGTCTCACCGTCATGTGTAGCTATCGACATACAGTTTGCTTGTGTGCTGCCCGGCCCCGTAGCTGCTGCTTTATTCGCTGCGGTTCCGTCTGCTCTCATGTAATATGTTGCGCTGAGACCATATCCCACCATCAACCAGAAGGGCAGGACCGAGATTAAACCGACGGTTATTCCTTTCCATAGTTTTTTCATTAGTCGCTTGCTCCCGTATCCGTCCAAACACCACGGATGGTGTCCAAGGACCAGATCCATGTCCCGGCGGCGTTTTGCATCCGGGTGGCTGCAATCTTGCTGCCCACGGTCGAGTCGGAGTCCACACAATCGTCGGCGTCCAGGGTGTTGCCGTCCAGGTCAAACGCCTCGCTTGACGGCGGGTTTATTTCGATGTTTTGGACTTCCTCGACCAGGAAAATTACCCCCACGGCATAGCTGACCGCAGGCAGGGTCAAGTCCGCCTCGCCGGCATCTCCCTGGTTGCATATATATTTATTTGCGATTATTTGAGCCTCTGAAATCGACGTGTCCGCGGTCAGGTCAAGTTTGGAAAACGCCCGGTCGGCTTTTAAGGTGGTTCCGTCCAGCCTTAAACCGTTTCCGATGGATGTTCCGACCACACTTTCCAGCGCCCTGGCGTCGAGCTGGGTCTGGATAGAGCTGGTAGCGTCCACATAGTTTAGCTGGGCGGTGGTGACAGTGGCGCCGTCAAGGATTTCCAGCTCGGCCTCGCCGATCCCGGCCGAGCCGATTGTAATGGACGTTGTAAACGTCGGAGCCGTGCCGAATACGGCCACGCCGGTGCCGGTTTCGTCGGACAGGGCTGCTAATAATCCCGCTGAATTGTCGAGCTCGTCCTCAAAGTCAAGTTTGAGAGACGCCCAGCTATATCTTTTCTGTGTGCCTGTGGCGGCCAGGGATGTGTCCGACACGTCCCTGATAAGAAAATCGTCGCCGTCGGCCATGTTGCCCGCGGTCAATTCGCCGTAGTCTGACCATTTAGTGGCGGCAAAAAGAGCCCCGCCGCCGAGAAGTAATCCGACAAGGACGCCAATTAATAGTTTTTTCATTTTCCTTATCTCCCTTTTATGTTTCGTCCAATATTTCTTCGCCAGCCTCGTCTGATATGACGGTCCCGGCCTCGTCTGTTATGGCGGACTCCGCCTCGGCCGATTCGGCGGCCTCGTAATAAATTACGGTTATTTGCATGCTAACCCTGTAAAACTGAGTTTCATCGTCCCAGCCGTCTTTCTCGGACTCGACCCTGGACCTCTGGACCGTGTCCGATCCCATGGCTCCGGAGTAATCGTTTAAGGCCAGGCGCAAAGCCTCGGCCAGGGATTTGACTTCGACGTGGGTCTCGGCCCAGGCGTTTATCTGGATCGTTGCCGTTATTCGGCCGGTGTTTCCGTCCAGGGTCCGATCGGGCGTCAAAGCCGTGGTTTGATAGGTGATCGCCGGCAAAGTCGTCTTTTGTGCCATGACCAGAGGATAAACCCTGGTCGATACGATCGCGGCGACGCCGACGTTGTTTGTCAAATAATAAAAAAGCCCGTCCTCGATGTTCATCGCCTAAACCTCCGAGCCTGACTCGGTGCGGCTCCGCTTGTTTTATACCGGCCGGCCAGCTTAACCGCCGCCTTTTCGATTAAGTCTCCCAGCCGTCCCCCTATTTTATCAAGCGCGCTTTTGTGGCTGTCTCGCGCGGCCTCTTGAATATATGGATTTGCTGGCATGGTCCCCGAATGAGTGACCTTGACCACGTTTCCGCCCAGCTTTACCGTGTGCGGTTTTTTAAATTTTCGCGGTCCAGAGCCGTGAGTTACGAGCTGTGCGTGCGGCGCCGTTGGACCGACCAGCATAATATCGTTAGTCCGGTGCATTTTCTGGACTTTTATCGTGTCCCGGAGATGTGTCCCCGTTTTTCTTTTCGCGTTATATGGCGCCCTGGCTCTAATTGCTTTTTTGACGACCACGCCGCCGGATCTGGTCGCCGCCGCGACAACCTTTTTTGTGACCCGCAAGGGCAGTTCTCTTAAAACGCTGTCAAGCTCGCTGGCGCCCTGCAATTTATATGTTTGATCCATTTTAGCCCCTATTTCATTGGATGCTATGGTATTGACCTGTTATAGATCGTTGATTGTCGAGCATCTCAGAGAGTCGATTTTTTCCGTTTTTGGTTTTTATCCGGCTGCCGACCGCTTTCTCGCTGCAAGATAGTGATGTCCTCGTTTATTCAACCTTTGCCGTGGCCCTTATGTCGTGACCCTCTTTAAATCCGATTTCGACGATTGAGTGTATATCGTAAATGTCGCCGCCGTAGCTGATCCGCATTTTTCGGGTTAATCCCTCCAGATATCTAATCCGGAAAACCGTGTTTGTTTCCGCGAGGATCTGGTCGGCGTCAAAGGTCTCTCGTCCAGGGCGTTGTCTAACGTCCGCCCAAACGGTCCGATATGTCGCCCAGGACGGGACCGCCTGGCCCGTGGCGCCCTGGGTCTCTGTCGGTTCTTGAATTATAATTCGTCTTTTTAATCTTCCGGCTTTCATATTTTTATTGCCCTGTAATCTCTTAATAAAGATTTCGCCCCGTTCGGGATCTCTTTTAATGTGACGCCGGCGATCGTGTCCTCGCGGTGATCGTATAAATGGCCGACGATTAATAGCATCGCCTGTTTTATCGACCTCGGCACGTTTTCCCGATAATCCGCCGGACTACTTGTCGACGCATATCCGGCGACAAACCGGATTTTTATCGGGTTATTTGGGTGCAAAATATCGGTCGGCCAGGTTTCGCAATATTCCAGGACGACCCGGCCATAATAGGAAATGGCGTCGACAGCATAATCGACGTTGACGGTCAAACTTTCCTCGGTCCCGTCGCTCGTCGTATAGTTTAAAGAAGTGATCGAGATCAAGGGCGGCCGCGGGATTTCAATATATCTTTTTGCGGGAAAACGATCGAGATATAAATCCCAGGTGGCTTGACAAAGTGTCCGGCGGGTGTAGTTTTCCGCCCTTTCCCTCGCGGCCGCGATTAGGCTCTCTACGAGATCATCGTCCGGGTGCGTGGCGGGCGACCCGTCCGTGTCAAGTCTCAAATGATCCCTTGCCTCGGCCAGGGTGACGGGCTCGACTGTCGGTGGTGTTAACTGTTTAATCTTCATTTAGCTTGCCTCATATTTTTGTTTTAGATGGTCCCAGGCGTCGCCGCCTTTGATCTCCGCGTCGGTCCATTGGCAATACGCCAGATTGTGCGCCCATTGTTTTCGATCCGGGCGCTTTAGTTTTTCCCTTATTCCCTGGGCCGCGATCGGCCAGGCCATTGATCCGAAATCGCATGCAACAACCGGGACGCCGGCCATGGCCGCATCGACTCCCGAATTGCTGTTATAGGTCACGACGCAGAAGGCGCTTTTCAGATCCTCGGCCAGGGTTTTTGTGCTGACATTCTCAAAGTCGTGGCACGGACTGTGCCGGTTTTTTGCGCTCTGGAGAGGGTGCGGCCGGCAAACAATCGGTTTCTCATATAAAAATTGTAATTCATAATTGGCCGATCGTATCCAGTGGATAAAATCGACATTTTTCAAACTGGCGTCTCCCATAACCTGGCCCATGACAAGGATATAATCTCCGTCGGCTTTCCAGGGCAGATATTGGCCGCCCAGGGCGTTCCATCGATCGCCGTCGGAGTTGTCGTTTAAAAAGTTTGCCCGCCCATTTAATCCGTTAAAGCCGATCGATGTCATTTCGTTCCGGTCCCCGAAATATCCTCGCTCAAGGATTATATAATCTTTTCCCGCGTGTTCCTGGGTCTCGATAAGGTGTTGAAAGTGTGCGGACCAAAAGACGGCGAGATCACATTCCGCCGGCCGTCTTTGGTTTCCCATCTCAAAGTCGTAGCCGTGCCGCCTTAGACCCTGGGCAAAAAGGTTTATATGCTCGATCTGATGTTTGGCCGTGTTGTGATATAGTATTATTTTCATATTGTTTTTTTAAGTTCCGCCATAGGGAAAACGGTCAAGGCGCTTTCCGGGGTGCAATTAATTACATTTATTTTCAATTGTTTTAATGGCTCGACGATAGACTCCCAGGCTTTGACCCAATTTTTATAAATCGATCGGACGTTGTCCGGGTGATCTCCAAACCAATGAGTTTTATTTCCTGGTGTCCGGTGGTCAAACCAGATTAATATTATTTTTTTTGCGCCGGTGTGTGCGGCGACATTTAATGCCTGATATCCGCCATTGTTTCCATAATTCACTTGAGAGGCGTCCGCCGCCAGGCCGTCGGCAAACTTGCCCTTGATGTAAATCAGATCTTTATATTTTAAAGCCGCCCCAGGGTCCGGGGTTATTTTAAGACATCTTAAATCGACCGTTTTGTCGTGATGCCATTTCCACCATTTTAGATCGCATGCGTATAGGATGTCGATCCAGGGCGCCGCGCGATATGCGTCATTGATCCCGACGGTTTTTGCCCGGCCTTTGATATACTCGATCTGGTCCATGGTTAAAGACGGACCGCCGCCGATAATAACGACGGTCTCGCCTTGCCACATTTTTGGAATTTTCCAGGGTTTAATTTTCACGAAAAAGCCTCTTTTCCAGTTCCTCCCGGTCTATCTTTCCAGGCAAACTATAAGCAAACCGGGCGTCTATTTTTTTTCTTTTTTGTCCTTTGCCGCTTTTTCGGCTTTTGCCATGGCCTCTTTTTTAGATTTTTCCATCGCCTTTTCCTTGGCCTCGTCGTCGGCCTTGTCGGCCTTGTCGGCCTTGAGTTGTTTCGCCGTGACCTCGGCCGCTTTTCCTCTCCGGACCCAATGCCTGGCGCTGGCCGGGTTGAGTTTTTTTACCGACCCGGCTTTAAATACTGGCCGGCCGTCCTCCGGATCACAATCTTCTAAAAATTTGATTTTAACGTCCATGATAAAAAATACTCCTTATTTTTTAGCTGATAGCTGTTAGCTCATAGCTCATAGTGAAAAGGACTTTTATCCCTCAACTATCAGCTATGAGCTGTGAGCTCTGAGCTGGTTAATCGTTATCGATTTCTATCTCGCCGACGCTGGCCAGGTTAAGATTGTTGGCCGGGAGGTTCTTCGGCACGCCCTGGGCCGTGATTGACATCGGTCCGCCGGAAGTGCTGGACGTGACCACGCCAAACTTGATATATCTGTCGGCGTTTGACGTGCCTGGCAGATCCGCGCCGTCAACCTCGATCATGCTTTGGGTGTTGTCGTTGAGCGTTGCCGATGCCGCGAGGGTTGTCGCTGTTTTTAACGCGGCGACGTTATTTCCGGCGTTGTCGCAAGTGACGGCTCTCCAGATAATTGTCTCGTTTGCTATGTCGCCCATTAAAAGGGTCGCGAGTACTTTGTGAAATTTTCGCATGTCAATTACGTCGGTAAATACTTCCGAGTTGACGACATCGACGGGATCAAGGGTCCCGCAGAGGGCGAGGTTTTCATATATTTGACCTTGTATCATTTTTTTTGCTCCTTTGTTGTGGTCCCGGATCTCGCCGGGACCGTTATTGTTTAAAATAATTACCGCTTGTTTAAAGGGCTTTTATTTTATGCTCTCGCCTTTAACGAAACAAACGCGCTGACGGTGTTGGATGAATTGGCCGGGGTGATCGCGTTCCTCCACCATGGCTGTCCGGACATTCTCAAAATAAACCGATAGGCGACCATGTCGTAATCAAAATATAAATGGATCGACACGTCTCCGCGGATACCGCCGGTTTTCATAATTGCCAGATATTGAGTCCAGTCGGCCAGGACGATATCTCCCAGGTCGCCCAGGGTTTGACATGCCTGGCTCGGCATAACCGGACGGCCCATCAATGTTCCATAAGGGCTCGCCGATAATCCGTTTGCCGGCATATATGCCGGGACGCTTGAGCTGGTTCCCTCAAAAGACATTGTAAATAGCTGGGGTAAAATGTCCTGGTTGATGTGCCATACCGCATTTTTCCAACAAGGCGCATACATTCGCGACCACATGGCGACAATGTTCTCAAATTGTATTGTATCGGCCGCTTGACCCGATTCCTTATCGACATCGACCAGACAACCGGCGTTTAAAACTCCGGTCGGCCGGCCGGCGCCGGTCCCGTTTAAAAGGGCGTCGGTGATCTTATAGTCGAATTTTTCCGGGACTTTGCGCCTTAAATAACTATCGATCGCCGGTGCATCCTCCATAAGTTCCTCGCTGACAGGGATCAAGGCGGTCAATTTGTTGAGTTTAAAAAGCTCGCTTTCCAGGGCGATTTTGCTTTGAGTCAGTTGTGCGGCCTCTCCCTCCCAGTAGGCTTGAATCCCGCCGCTTGAATCCCACGGCGTTGTGTTGTCTTTGGGAAAAGTGACCGAATTGCTCCCCGATTCCAGTTTGTCGACCAGGGCCAAAAGTGACCCCTCGGCCTGGACTTTTTCCAGGATCTCGGATCTGAAATCCGGCGGGACGGCAAAGCCGCCGTCGGCGCCGACGCCCTCGGTCGAATAAGTCGTCGGGGCGTTCCGGAGTAAACGCGGATCAATCGGGTTTGACATTTTGGGGTTTGCCAGGCGGACGGATTGAGCAAACTCTCCAAAACTTTTAAATCCGGCCGTCCCTTTGGCCGGTCCCATGACTACAATATTGCTTTGCGCCTGGAGATCCTGGCCGTCGTTTCCCTGGGCGGTTATTGGCGCCGGTTCTGTCACGCGGCCGACTCCCTGGGTCAATTTTGCGTTTTGGTCCGCGATTCTTTTTAGGTGTGTGACCTGTCTCTCGGCGGCCTTGTAGTCCGCGTCGAGTTTGTCAAGCTCGGTTTGTTCCTCGTCCGTCAGGTCTCGTTCCTCGGCCATGGCCGTGTTTACGATGTCGTTTGATTTTTGATTAATCTCGACGATCCGGTTTGACAGGGTCTCAAGGTCAAGGTTGAAAAATCCGAGACATACCGCCATTAAATAATCGAGATGTTTCTTGATTGATTGGTACATTTTGAAATCTCCTTTTTTGGGGTTAACTGCTTTTGTTTTTTTCCGTGCGCCTGGTCCGGCGGGCCGGGCCTGGCCATGGATTGACCGCCGCGGGCGGCGATATTTTATCTTTGTTTTATCCTTTTTTTCCATGCCTCGATCGTGTCGAATTTTTCCGCCGGTTTGGTTTTTGTCGTGGCCAGGTTTTTCATTTTTATGATTTGAGTCAAGGACCCTGGGGCGTTTTTAAATTTGCTTAAATCAAAATGTGCCGCCATCTTTTGCTCGGCCGTGATCTCGTCAATAAAACCCAGGTCCAGAGCCTCGGCGGCGGAGAGCCAGGTCTCGGCGGACATCATGTCCTTGATTTCGTCCAGGGTCGAGACCGCTTTCTTGTGATAGGTCTCGGCCAGGCCGTCTTTGATTTTGTCCATGGCCTGGGCCTGGGTCCTGAGATCGTCCGCGGTCCCTGACGTCACGATCCAGGGATCATGGATCATAAACATGCCGTTTTCTGCCATGCGGATCGTATCTCCGGCCATGGCGACCAAAGACGCGATCGAGACGGCGAAACCGTCAATGTCGACCGTCTTGTGGGCCTTGTGGCGTTTAAGGGTGTTATATATTGCCAGGCCGTCCATAACAGAGCCGCCGGAGCTGTTAAGATAAATATTTATCTCGTTCACGGCGCCGGCCGCTTTTAATTCGTCGGCAAATTGTTTCGCGGAGAGCCCGCCGATCCAGGTGTCGCCGATATCTTCATAGATCCAGATCTCGACCGTTTTTCCTTTGGCTTTTAGCTCAAATTCTTTCATTTTATTTTTTCCTTTGGCTTTTAGCTCAAATTCTTTCATTTTATTTTTTCCTTTATTTTAAATAGTTTGATATTTGACCGACCAGGATCTCGGCGAGGTCCTTTTCGTCGTCTTTGCTCCAAGGGTCCCAGCCGTCGTCGGTTTTAAACAAATCCAGGATAACCGTCTCGGCGCATAGGGTGTGATGCGATATAAAGTTATCGATTATCTCGTTTCCGGATTGATGAAGTTTCTCTCCCTCAAGATATGGGCCGATAATCGCCTGGACGATTGGCGCCAGGGTGTTTTTAATATAGCTGGCATGTTCCGACATAAAGGATCGGACCCATCTCTCAAACTCGCCCGAATTTTCGATCCTTTTTAGCGCGTCTTGAGTCCGCATGTTTTCCCGCCGACAGATCCGCCCGATCGCGTTGTCAATTATTTTCCCATATCGCGCTTTTACTTCCTCGTCGTCGATTTCGTCCGGCAAACGATCCGTCCGGCGCCGGACCGGAGTTGCTTCCTCGCCGACTTTTTCCAGGGTTGTGTATTGGGCCTGTATTGTATACTTGTCTCCGGCCGGACCGATCGGGTTTAGATCTTCTAAAATCCGGATCTCGTTCGTGTTCATGGCTCCCATTTCCCGCATGGCTTTATAAAATTTGGCTCGGTTTTCATGGTCTCCCCGCATGGCGGCGTTTAAATTCATTTTTGTGTAATATTGCGCGTAATTTCTCGGCGAAATCAATTTGTAGTCGGCCTCTTGCTCGGTCCTAAGTGTCCAAGGTAAAAACGTGTCCTGGACGACCTCGATCGCCTGGTGTTCTATATTGGTAAACGTGGCCCTCTCCAGGTCGGCGATTTTGTGCGGCGGGACCCTAAACCATCG